GATAATGCTATTGACAGCATTAACCGAGCCATTTATTTGGTCGCTGCTGCTGATTACAATGCAACTGCAATCATTCTGAACCCTGCTGATTGGGGTGCTATTGAGCGCACTAAGACCGATGATAATGCCTATGTATTTGGCGCACCAATGAAGCTTGCTCCTACTTTGTGGGGCTTGCCAGTTGTAGCTACCAATACTATGACTGCTGGTAAGTTCATGGTTGGCGCAATGGATGTTGCAGCGCAAGTATGGAATCGCCAAGGCACTACTGTTGAGATGAGTGAAGCCGATGACACCAACTTTCAAAAGAATTTGGTTACTGTCCGTGCTGAAGCTCGCTTGGCATTGGCGATCTATCGCCCTGCTTCTGTTTATTACGGCAATTTGACTGTCTAATAGTGGCAATTAGGGAAGGGGGAAACTCCTTCCCATTTTTATCATGCTAGTTAAAGCACAAAGAGATTTTATAAGCCCTACAATGGGCGATATTACAACTGGTCAGATTTTTGATTGTGATGATGGTGTGGCTTATTATTGGCTAGGCGCAGGATTAGTAATTGAGTTCAAGCCTGTGAAGTGGGAAGAAATAGAAACTAAACCGCATATTGAGAAATCAGTAGAAACAAAGAAAGCTAGAAAGCGCAAAAATGGCAACTAAAGTTATTACTGCACCTGTGTTTGAGCCTATTACTGTGGCTGATGTTTCTGAATACTTGCGCTTAGATGATAGCCCTACTGATATAATCCTTATTGGTGCATTAATCACAGCAGCTAGACAGCACCTAGAAAATTACTTAAACCGATATATTGCACAGCAAACAGTTGAGCTTGCGCTTACTGGCTGGAAAGATAAGATTGATTTATCTTCTCCTGTGCAAGCAATTAGCTCTGTCAAATATTTGGATCAGAATGGAGTTGAGCAAACCCTTAACTCAAATCAATATATCCTTGATAACTACTCTGAGCCAGCCAGCATTTATCCTGCTTACAATGTAACTTATCCAAATCTTTATGATGTGGAAAACAATATAAAGATCCGCTATGTGGTGGGCTTTACTTCAGGCGGAAGTCCTGATTCTAATCCTTTGCCTGATCCGCTAAAGTTTGCAATGATGCTTATCATTGGCGATCTTTACTCTAATAGAGAAGCTGGCGGGGAGAAGGCTTATCAGGTCAATCCTACAGTTCAAAACTTACTGCAATTTTATCGCCTTAATATTGGAATGTGAAAACAGCAGTTTGCATAGCTAGTGGCACTAGCCTAACCAAGGAAGATGTTGATTACTGCAAAGGCAAAGCAGCAGTCTATGTAATCAATAATTGCTATCTTCTTGCGCCTTGGGCAGATGTTCTATATGCCTGTGATGAGGAATGGTGGGATCACTATAAGCCTGATTTTGCAGGAGCTAAGTGGACTATTAATGAAAGCGCAGCGCAAAAATATAACTTAAATATAACTCCGCATGACACCCAAGCAATATTCTGTGAGAAAGATATGATAGCTACTGGGTGCAATAGTGGCTTTCAGGCTATCAATCTTGCCTACCTTCATGGCTTTAGGCGCATCCTTTTACTGGGTTATGACTTTCAAAACTCAGGTCAGCATTGGCATGGCAAGCATTCAGGCAGTTTAAATAAGCATCCTAATATGAAGATGTGGATTAGGCATATGGAAAATGCTTATCCACTTATGAAAAATGCTGGTCTAGAGATTATTAACTGCTCTAGAGAAACAGCTATAAACTCCATTCCTAGATCAACTATAACCCAAGAGTTATGAAATTTATTAGTTACTATACCTATAAGTATAAAAATGAAGCTGCCAAATTAAAGCAGTCTTTAGAAGCATTAGGGCTTAGATACCATGTAGCAGGCATAGAAGATCAGGGTTCATGGGATGCCAACACCCATTACAAACCTATTTTTGTAAAGAATCAGATACAAAATGAGCCAGCAGTAGTGTGGGTTGATGCTGATTGCATGGTTCTACAGCAGCCTGAGCTACTCTTTGGGCTAGATTGTGATGTGGCTTTCCATAGGTTTAAGGGTAAAGAGCTACTTTCAGGCACAGTATTCTTTAAGAATACAGCTAGAACTATGGAGCTTTTAGACAAATGGATTCAAATAAATAAAGAAAACCCTGATGTATTTGACCAAAAAAACTTAGATCAGGCTTTAAAATCTATGACTGATATTTCAATCATTGAGCTTCCGCCTGAGTATTGCTTTATTTTTGATCTATCTAAGGATTACTATCTAGGGGTAAACCCTATAATCGAACACTATCAAGCAAGCAGAAAGTTCAGATGAGGATCTTAACCATTTGTGGCATTGGCGATATTCATTGGGTCATGCTCAAGATGGAATCCTTTATTGAGAAGAACTGCAAAGGTGTAATCCCTGAAGTTACAGTATGGAACTTTGATGGCAGACCTAGGGCAGATGGTTTTGTCAGTCGCATTCCTTTTGTAAGGTTTGCTGGCTATGACAATCATCCTATGGGCAATGCTCAAAAAAGGTTATTTCATGATATGTATATGTCAGGCTCAAAAGATATTGTGGATGGCTTTAAGGGCTATGACTACTTTATGTGTGTGAATGGCAGCCTTCGCATTGGGCATAGCATGGATAACATCTTGCCCCAATACAAGGTGAATTGGAATTACCAAATAAATGTAGATGACTGCACTAGCCCATATAGTGAGCCTTATATTATTTTTTATTTTTCTAATCATGGGATGTTTACCGATTGGGTGGCAAAGATGCCGCCTGAAAAGATTAGAAGTTTCATGCAACAGATTAAAGGCTACAAGCTAATCCTTACAGGAAGCTCATGGGATGCGCCATTCAATCAAGAGCTAGAGGATAATGGGGTAATTAACCTATGTGGCAAAACTAGCCTTACAGAGCTTTTTGGATTGATTAAAGGGGCTTCTGCTTTTGTGGGTTGGTGTGGTGGGAACACCATTGTCAGCCAGCACCTAAACACTCCAACTCTTATGCTGTGGTCTAACTACTTTGACCATAGGGCATTTCAAACTAACTGGGTTGATCCTGATAGGCTTGGTAAGGTTTACATTCCGATGGATGTAGAAACAGCTAACAATGATTCTCTCATGCGGAATTTGGGGGTGCTTCTTGGAAAGTAAATTATTGTGGCTTAAAAAGTTTGGCATTGGCTATTATCCTGTAGAAGATCAGCCCTATGATGAAGCCTACTGGCAGAAGTATCTTGTCATGGAAAAGACAGACATAGGGAAAACCCTTAATAATGCTAGAGTGGAGTTAGTTCAGGCTTTTAAGATGAATGAGATTCTAGATATAGGCATTGGGTCAGGCGCATTTGTAAAAGCCCTAGATTATGCCTATGGCTTTGACATAAATCCTCATGCGGTTGCTTGGTTAAAAGAAGTAGGCAAATATAAAGATCCTTATCCTGTAGATGCTATGAGCTTTTGGGATAGTCTAGAGCATATCCATAACCCTACTAATCTACTAAGCTGCATTAAGAAATATGCCTTTATCTCCTGCCCTGTTTATGAGGATAAAGATCACATCCTAAGAAGTAAGCATTTTCGCCCTGATGAGCATTGTTGGTATTGGACTAAACAGGGGTTGCAAAGATTTATGAGTAATTTTGGCTTTAGTCTTTTAGAATATAACCTAATGGAAACCGAAATAGGTAGAGAAGATATAGGCACATTTGTATTTGTGAGAGATGAATGAAAGCAGGCAAATTAGATCGCAGAGTTCAAATTAAGGTTAAAACAATCAGCAGGGATTCTTATGGTGCTGAGATCCTAACCTATTCTGTCTTGGCTACAGTATGGGCTGAGATTGTTCCTGTAAGCGGTAGAGAATACTTTGCTGCTGCACAATTTATACCAGAAGCCACATTAAAGATTAGAATACGCTACAGAGAAGATTTTGATGAAACTTCTAAGATTGCTTATGATGGTGTGGATTATGACATTCTCTACATCGCTGAAATAGGTAGGGCTGATGGGCTAGAGGTCTTAGTTAAAAAGCCATGATGACAGTTAAGATAGAAGGGCTAGAGCAGTTAAAGAAAGCCCTTAATCAGCTTCCTGTAGAGATCCAGCAGCGATCCCTTAGAAGCGCAGTATCGGCAGGCGCAAAGGTTGTAGTGGATGCTGCTATTGCTAAAGCCCCTACTGATACTGGCAGTTTGAAGAAAGCTATCTACAGATATAGAAGTAGAAGCGCATCAGGCACAGGCAGAGAGACTTATTATGTTGGTGTTCGCAAAGGGAAGAAAGCCTATGCAGATACAGCAAGAAACAGAAGGTTAAATAGGGTTGGCAAGAAATATACAGTTCAAGGGGAAGCCTACTACTGGCGGTTTTTAGAGTTCGGAACTGCTAAAATGCAAGCTAGACCTTTTCTGCGCCCTGCGTTTGAAGGTTCTAGAACAAAGATTTTAGATGTAATGAAACAAAGATTAGGTAAGTCTATTCAAGATCAAGCAAACAAACTGGCTAAAAAATGAGTATAGAAACTTCAGTTTATGCAGCACTACAGGGATTAGCAAATGGCAGGGTATATCCCTTGCAAGCTCCTGAGAAAGTAACCTTCCCATGTATAGTCTATTTTAGGATTAACTCTAGTCCTGTAAATACTTTAGATGGTGGCGCAACTCTTGATTTAGTTCGCATTCAGGTGGATACTTATGGAAATACCTACTCTGCTGCCAAAGTGCTTGCGGGGTCGGTTCGATCTGCGCTAGAGGGTGGCAATGTAAAGGCAACTTTACAAACAGATCAAGATTTATTTGAGCCTGATTTGAAGGTGTATAGGGTCAGTCAGGATTATTATGTATGGCAAACTAACTAGGAGTTAATATGAGTTCAAATGCCTTAGAAGCGCAAGGGATGTTACTAAAGATTGGTAATGGTGCATCGCCTGAAGTATTTAATACCATTCCTGAAATTAAGACCTTTAGTGGTCCGAATGGATCTGCAACTGTAATTGATGTAACTGATCTTTCTTCTGCTGCTAAAGAGAAGCGTCTAGGTTTAGCTGATGAAGGTCAATTATCCTTTACTATCAACTACATTCCTAAGAATACTTATCATGCTTTGTTACGCACTCAGCGGGACAGCCGAGAGCTAACCAGTTTTAAAATGGTCTTTACTGATAATTCA